CCGACCGTTGCCGACCACCGTTCGCCTGAGACGAGGTTGGTCAGGTCGTAGCGCGTTACCCCGGCCGCCATCTACGCCGCCGTCACGTTCAGTCGGGCGGCCCCGGAGTTGTCGAGCGTCGCGTTCGTGGGTGGGACAGTGCCGACGTTCTTCCACCTGCGGACTTCGCACATCCCACTCAGCCCGGCCTCCCCGAGAACGCCTGTGCCGATGGTGTTGTTGGCCGACCCCTGCAGAACCATCCCGTCGATGAGGTGGGCGCTGCCGGTCGCCAGGTCGATGCACGTCGTTGCCGACTGGAAACCACCGCGCCGATGTCGAAGTCCTCGAAGAACGCGGACGTGACCACCACGCCGAACGTGGAGTTCGAGTTGGACCGGATGCCGATGGAGTTCGGCGTCGGGCCAGTGGTGGAGGAGTTCTTGAACCTGGGGTTTCGGATCTCGACGCTGTAGATGGTGGACGTGCCAGTCAGGTCCGAACCGTCGTGCAGGTCGATGCCGAGCTGCACCCGCTCCCACACGCAGCCGTCGAACAGGAGATTGTTGATCGGCCCCAACGCCGTCGCGGCGATCGTCTGCGGCCGGACGATGACGGCGGCGCGCTGGCCCGCCAGCCCCTCGCCGCCGATCTTCCAAAAGTTGCAGTCCCGCACGGAGCCCGTCCAGCTCGTCCACAGTCGCAGTGCGGGGCGGTTGCTGAACCCGAGGTCGAAGTTCAGTCGCTCCATCGACCACTTGCGCCCGTACTGCTGCACGTCGATGACGGGGTACCCGCTGGCGATGGCGCCGTTGATCCGGAACGTCATGTCAGCAAGGCGCATCCCGTGCGGCTGGGACTGGGTCATCGAGCCGAGGGTGAACGCCGGTGCGCCCGTGGGCGGCTGAATGACGGTCTGCTCCTGGCCCTCGCCTTCGATGTGGACCGATCCGGCCTTCGCCACCGAGGTGTTCAGTACGTACGTCCCGGCCGGAATGACGACCTTCCGGATGCTGGTGATGTCAGTCTGGGCAGCGTCAACCGCAGCTTGCAGGCCGGGTGAGCTGTTCGTCACGCCGTCGCCGCGAGCACCGAAGGTCGCGGCGCTGAGCACGCCGCCCTGAGGGCGGGTGAGGAACGCGGGCATCAGGCGACCCCCACTTGCAGAACCTGGACAGTGACGTTGGCGTTGGCCACCGCGTACACGGCGTCCTCGCTGTCCAGGCTCAGCGTCTCGTCGGGATGGAGGCTGAATCCGTTGTTCACCGACACGTTCGAGCCGCCGAGCCAGATGTCACCGGTCGTTCGGATGAGGATGGTCTGGGTGCGGTTGCGCGACGAGCGTCCCTCCGTCCCGGTGATCTGGACGGCGGTCGTGCCCACCGTGGTCTGCTGTGATCTGGTCGCCATGTCAGTCCTTCGCTCGTCCCTCGTACGCACGCCGGAACGCAAGCATCTTGTCCGTGCCGGACGCCTTCTCGGTGGAGTCCGCCCACAGGCGCTCAAACTCCTTGCCGCGACCCGGCCAGGCGGCCTGGTCGAAGAACAGCGGCTCCAGGCTGCAGCCGCAGGTGTCGTGCACCTTCGCCGTTCCGTCACCGGTGAACCTCGGGTCGGACTCGTCGAAGGACTCCTTGACGTACGTCGGGCCACGAGACGCCAGCGCCGCGCAGAAGTAGCACGGCGTCGCTGAGGTCACACGCAGCCAGCCACGGACCTTCCTGTCCTGGCGTGGCATGTCGGAGATGGTGCCCCGGCCGCCGTCGCCCACATGGCGCACAGCGGCGGCAGCAGCCCCCGCGCCGGAGTTGACGAACGCCTTCTGGATCTCGGCAGCCTGGCGCTGATCCGGCAGCCGGTTCGCCACCTTGATCCGGTGCTTCAGCGCGACCGGGCCAGTCACCCTGAGGCTGGTGCGGACCTTGTCCTCCTCCACCTTGATCAGTGGCTCGAAGATCCGCTCGAACGCCGCCTCCAGCTCAGCGGCCCGGAAGTTGTTGGCGTAGGCGGCGGCGAGGTTCGCGGACTGGCCACGCGCGGCCAGGATGCGTGGCAGGGCTATCTCCAGCCAGGCCGCCGACGTGGCGTCGATGTCGTCGAAGCGCACCATCCGCTTCCACAGGTTCACCATGAACACGGCCAGCGCCGACGCAAGGCGGCCTTGCGCCAGCCTGTGCGCCTCGGTGAGGAGTGCCGCGCTACGCCGCAGCGCCACGGGTGTTCACCCCGCCCCCGCCGGGCACACCGGGCTGCTGGGGCACCTGCTGCGGCTGGATGGTGCCGTACAGCTCCCGCATCAGCGCCTGGTCGGCCTGAGCCTGCTCCAGCAGCGCCTTGGCTTCCTCGGTCTCCTCCGTCGTCCAGCCGGGGATCCGGTGCCACAGCATCTCCGCAGGAATCCCGAGCTGAGCCGACAACTTCCCGAGCGCGTCGGCAACCTGCGCCAGCGAGCGGGACTCGATGTCGCGCCAGCGCACCTGGGAGTTGTAGTCGGTCGCACCGGACTTGTCGCCGGAGATCCACGCACCCAGCCTCAGGGCCGACTCCCAGGCCTCACCGAAGCCGTGGCGCCTCTCCTCTACCTTCCGCATCAGCGCGCTCTCAGACGCCGCCAGAGCCTCAGCGGACAGGTTCGGGGACAGTCCCAGCAGGTGGTGCGGCGGCGTCTGAGTGACAGCGGCCAGGTCGCGGATGTCGGCGTCGCGCGCCGAGATGAACCCGTCGAGGGTCGTTGCGTCCAACGTGCCGAACTTGGTGTCGGCGTCCTCGGAGACGAGGAGGTCTTCCTGGCGCAGGGCGATGGACGCGGCGCGCCGCTCCTCATCCGTTGCAGGCTTGGCCATTCCGGCGATGTACCTGACCTTCCACGACGAGAACCTTTGCACCACAAGGCGATCGAACGTGTCCTGGTCGATACGCGACGCCAGCGGGATGTAGGGCGCAACCTCGCCCATCGTGTGCCCGTCCAGGTCGAGCGAGTTGCAGAACCGGATCACCGGGCACACGCCGACACCGTGGTAGGACTCACCGAGGTAGGTCCAGCCGGAGTCGCCGCCCTCATCGGCCCGCAGCTCGTAGACGTAGTTGTCGTCGTACAGCTTGATCCGCAGCCAGCGCTTCTCGACACCATCCTCGTCAACGTCGAGTTGCACATCGCCCTGGATGGCGTGCTCGGGGAAGTCGTCCTCGGTCTCGTCGGCGTAGAACGCGGTCATGCGGCGCACGGACGAGCCACGGATCAGCGCGGTCTGCTCACCGGTCAGCGGGTCGGCACCGGGCAGGACGGTGGCGTAGGACATGCCGTGGGTCAGGGCGGCCCGGTAGATGGCGGCCTGGAGTCCAGGCTGTTCGGCTGCCACAGCGCCTTCCACAGCGCGGAGTCCTCGTTGGAGTTGGACTGCCGGTGCCCTTCGACGTACAGCGCCTGGGCGATGGACGTGACAACCAAGCCCAGCCACGGCGTTACTGACCGCTTCTGCAGCTCGCGGTACTCAGCCGAGGCGTCAGCGGGCATGACCGGCATCGGCGGCGTCCCCTTGACCCAGGAGTCCATCGTCGCCGCGTAGCGCTTGTTCGCCTCGTATCGCGGGTAGAGGGACTTGGCCAGCGAGACTGCCGCCGGAGCGGACAACTGATTTGCCACCGTCGAGCCTTCCGGCTACTCAGGCGGCCCCCACGCGGGAGTGTACGCGGTATGTCACCACCACACAGTCCCCGACCGCGTGGTTTCTTCCTCCATACCCTTGTTCAGCACCAGCCGCCGCAGCATTCGAGCGCCCACCGCACACACGGCGAGGTCGATCTTCTTGCTGGATTCGCGGTGGCCCTTCCACAGCGAAACCCCCCACTTGTTGGGGAAACGCCGTGCATTCTTCAGGTGTTGGATGAGCGCGGGGTGCCCGTCGTGGCGGAACAACGGCCGGTACTGCTCACGCGGGTCGAGCGCCTCCAGCTCCTCGGTGAACGTCTCGGCGGCTGCGGTGAATTCGCCACTACGTTGTGGCGATGTCATGTCCCACATCACCGAGTGCGGCCGGTCGCCGGTGCGGACAGCCCAAATCTGCAACGAATCCTTGTAGCGGCGGTGCCACTCGTCCACCAGGCCGTCCCAGTAGCGACCGGAGTCGTCGTCCTGGGCGTGGGACGGGTCCGCGAAGAACGCGACCACGTTGAAGCGTTCCATCAGCTCCACAACGCGGTTGTCCACCTCGTGCCGTGGCACCTGCCAGCCCGAGCCACGCCCACCTGGCGGCTTCTTCCAGTGCCCGATCGTGAACACGTAGCCGTCCGAGATCCGACAACCGACCAGGCCTGTGTCGTCATCTGACTTCGAACCGTCAAAAAATACAGCGACTTCCTCGGTCGGCATGACGAGCCAGCCCGCCCGGAGGATGTCGGACGAGTCCCGGCGACGTTCGGCGGCGGCCAGTTCGTCGATCGCAGCGTCCACGGCAGCGGGATCGACCCACGCGTCCTCACTGGCGACGATCTGGTTCAGCCAGAAGCGACGCGACCGGCTGGGTGGGTTGCGCCTGTCCAGGATGGACGAGACGATCCCCTCCACGTCCAGCCAAATGCTGTCACCGCGAACGGCTTTGACCACTCCTGTCAAGTACGACTTGACTTCTTCCTCAGGGGGATCAGGTTCGCCTTGCCTGCGTGGGGGTCGCAGTCCGGCGTGTGCCGGTGCTTCGAGGGAGTCGTACATGACGCCGGTGGCGATGGCCAGTCCGGACGCCTCATCCTCCCAGGACTCCCGCTGAATCTGCGCAACGCTGTTCTCAGAAGGCTCGTAAGCGTTCGTGATGCTGAGAGCACGGGCCGCGCCTCCCTTCGACTTCGTGGCGTTCCGCTCGATCACGGCGGCCATGTTGTGGCCATCGTTGTTCAGCAGCCAGTGATGCGTCTCGTTACGGATCACGAACGTCGGCCGCCCGCCCTCCAGGGCACGCGGCGACGACGTGACAGCCTCGATGCGGGATTGGCCACCGTAGGCGTAGATGACTTCCTT